CCTTGCGAGGGGGTTGTCCCTTGATGAAGCAATGGACAAATATGAGCAACATTGTCGCAATATGAGAGAAAAACATACCCAATCCTTCAGCAAAATATCTCAGGAGTTGTTTCTCCGATTAGACGATAGGCTTGTTGGGGGAACGTTTTTTCATATGAAAAATTATGAATATAATGTTGGTGGTTACAGGGTTGACTTTTACCACAAGCCGTCGCAAACTATCATAGAGTTTTATGGTGATTTTTTTCATAGGAATCCAAAAATATATGGTGCAACGGTAAAAGCATATGGATATACATCTCAAGAAAAATGGTGTTCAGATTTGTTACGTGAACGTCACCTAAGAGAACATAAAAGTACCAGTCAGCTCGTTGTTGTTTGGGAGTGGGATTACCGCAATAATCCCACATTGATGATTGAAAAACTATTGACACTAATAGGAAGTGAATATGTATTTTGAAAAAGAAGTCTCTGTGGCAGAGCTACGAAATCTCTATCACACACAGGAATATGATATTGAAATCAGCAGTCCCGACGGATATCAGCCAATTGGAAAATGGTTCGATAAAGGCATGATGCCCATGATGCGAGTGGGAACTGAAAACTATTCCACAATTTGTGCAGAGCGCCATATGATTCAGTTAGACGATACCACGTGGGTTCTGGCATCTGAGCTAAATGGGGGTGATGTGATTATTACAGCAACAGGAAACGAAGAGGTCCTGTTTGTGGAACCTGCGGCCCCTCAGCAATGTTATGATTTTGAAGTGTTGCATCCAAATCATAGATATTGGGGTGATGGCATCAGTAGTCACAACAGTGGAAAAAGTTATATTTGCAGTGCCAACTTGATTCGCGATGCACAGCGACAGGGCATCTTTGTGGTGTTGATTGACACTGAAAATGCCCTGGATGAAAGCTGGTTGACAGCCCTGGGCGTGAGCACAGCAGAAGACAAACTGCTCAAGGTGAGCCTCAGCATGATTGATGACGTTGCCAAGCTCATCAGCATGTTCATGAAGGACTACAAGGATCAGCCTGCAGAAAAGCGAGTCAAGACATTGTTTGTTATTGACAGCTTGGGTATGTTGCTGACTCCCACTGATATCAATCAGTTTGAAAGCGGTGATATGAAGGGCGACATGGGTCGCAAACCAAAAGCTCTTGCGGCACTGGTTCGCAACTGTGTCAACATGTTTGGCAACTACAATGTGGGCATGGTTTGCACAAACCACACATATGGCAGTCAGGATCCCTACAACCCCGATGACAAAATCTCAGGTGGATGTTTGGTTGCAGGTACCAATGTCACAATGGCAGACGGGTCATATAAACCAATTGAGAAACTGGAATTGGATGATATGGTTCAAACAATGTTTGGTGCGCAGCCAGTGACCAATCTTTGGCATTATCAAAAAACAACTGTCTCATTAACACTTGAAGATGGATCAACAATTGAGTGTAGCCCTGAACACAAGTTTTTGGTAAACAGGTTTGAAGGACAGCTTTGGGTATCTGCAAATGATCTCACTGAAGAAGATGAAATACTAGCTGTTTGATATCAAAATGCGTATAATAACCGTAACCTCCATAAATATTATCGTTATGATAGTAAATGAAAGGAACGATTATTATGCGCAAAATTGAGGTGATCAGTTGTCTGCATTGTAGCAAGGAGTTTTGCAAAGCTGATAGTCTACAGTCAAGTAGACCAATATGTAGCCAAGAATGTCTAGATGCTAGAGTCAAAGAGCGCGTCATACGATACAAGACCACACGCAGGGTCAACACATTGAACAAATGTCAAGTATGCAGCAATCCATTGATCAAACACGATTCTGTCATGACTACCAAATATATTTGTTCCGAAGTCTGCAGAAATAGATATAAGTCCGAGAGACCAAAAAAGCTTTCGATTTTGTCGACAGATTATCACATTGCACAAGGATTATCAACCCAAGAAGCCAAAATCAAGGTGCAGCAAATGCAGCGTCAACGTTCACCCAGATGTCCAGAATATTGGCAGCTCATGGGATATTCGGAAGAGGAATCTCAGCAACAAGTTTCTCAAACTCAAAAGAAATTTTGGGCAGCAAATACTATGTCCAAAGAGGAGCGTCAAAAGATCACTCCTCGTTCTATCAAATATTGGCTGGAAAAAGGACTGTCGATTGAGGATGCAACACTTCAGCAGAAAATGTTCAATGATAGAAGTTCTCTATCTTACTTTGTATCAAACCTTGGTACAGAACTTGGACAGCGGGCGTATCAAGAATCGTGCCAAAAACGAACAGTGGTTAACAACCTTCAATCATATATCAACAGGCATGGCGAAGAACAAGGACTGGAGATCTGGCAAGCCAAGTATAAAAACCGTGGACCTGATTCCAAGTTGGCCCGTGCATTTTTTGATCAACTATATCAACGCTTGCCTCAATACATTAAAGATCAGAACATCTATTACAAGGGTTTGACTGAAAAGGAGTTTGGTATTCGGGGTGTAAATCAATATTATTGGTTTGATTTTGTAATAAGTGATATCAAATTTTGCATTGAATTCAACGGATCGTATTGGCATGCAGATCCAGAAATCTATGCACCAGGAACTGTACTAAAAATGTCTGGCAAGGAAGTATTAGTTGACGACAAATGGAAACAAGATAGAGAAAAAAAGCAAGCTTTAGAGTCTCAAGGATTTATTGTAAAAACAGTGTGGTGTCGCAGCAAGCGCTTACCGATCGAACAGATAGACTTACTAATAAAATCAATTATTGTAAGATACAAGGAGTATCCAAATGAAAAAACTCAAAATTATTAATAAGACAAGGTCTACTGATGTAAAAGACGTATATGACATTGAAGTTCATACAGATCATCACTATCTACTGGAAAATGGTGTGATCAGTCACAACAGCGGGCCGATCTATGCTGCCAGCATTGTGGTTGCCATGAAGAAAATGAAGCTCAAGGAAGATGAGGACGGCAACAAAACCAGTGAGGTAATGGGTATCAGGGCGGGATGTAAAGTAGTCAAAACTCGTTACAACAAGCCCTTTGAGGATATTCAAGTAAAGATTCCCTATGCCACCGGCATGGACGAGTTTTCGGGACTGTTTGATCTTTTGGAATCACGCAAGTTGATTACCAAGGAAGGCAACCGTTATACATATGTGGACCTTGCAGGCAAAGAACATAAGTATTACCGCAAGGAATATAACGCCAACGTGGACGGCATCTTGGATCTTGTCATGCGTGAATTCGCAGACAAGGAACTGACTCTGGCCGCTCAGGGCGAGGCGATTGTGGAAGCCCAAGCAGCAGAGGACACGGAGGAATAACATGCAAGCTGGTATGGTTTTAGAACTATGGGATCTGTTGCAGGAATACATTCCTGCAAGCAAAAAGGCACAGGCTGCTCAAGATATTGTGCAGGTTTTTGTGGAACAAGGCGCTGACCTGCGCTGGTTTGATGACATTTTGGGAGAGGACGACATACTTGACAGTGCCATCAATACATCTCTTGAGATAGAGCAAGAAGGCGAAGATGACTCCGAGTGGGAGGAGTAATCCCACTTGTGGTATAGCAGGGTGGTTAGGGACATGTCTGCACTGACTCCGGCATTGGACTATTACAATGCCGAGTTAGACGCAGCACAGTTGGAAACCCGTATAACAGGTAGCTTGGAAAAGAATGCTCAGGATCTGCCGGGCCACACTACCCACAGATTTACTCAGTTGCAAGACGTAGAGAGTATTCTCAAGCATCTCAATGTAAAATATGACAAGATGCGCAGTGAACTGTATAGAAAATACGTGGAGCACTATAATCGAGATCTCACTGACCGCGCCATCGAGAAATATCTCGATGGCGAACAGCCTTTGTATGACATGCACGGGCTAATAGGTGAAGTTGCTCATGTAAGAAATGGTTATTTGGGTCTAATGAAAGGCCTAGAAACAAAAAACTGGCAGATCAGCAACATTATCAAGCTACGAGTAATTGGCCTGGAAAATGCTCAGCTTGACTGAGCATAGCGGGGGTTGTCGGGCGCACTGCGGAATCGGGGATTGACCATTTTGGCCATCTGATCACTGCTGAGTGCCCAGGCATAACCCTCGCCACCGGGTTGATCTTGTGTGTATGCACGAATTCCAAACTTGCTGTAGAGATCTTCGCCATGAACATTTTGGATATCATCCAAAACCTCATGTTTGAGGTCCAGCAGCATATCAAATGCCTGCCAAAAATGCTTCCAGGCATCACCCTGGGTTATGCCGCTTTGGTCCAGGATGCTGATTTGATTGGCGCTGAGCTTGCTATTGGGTAACCAATCTTGCCATGATACTTCTTTCTTTGCTCGTTGCACCGCATACTTGTAAAGTATGGCGGGAAAGGTAGTCATTTTTGGTGCTGTAAATTGGGCCACAGCATCAATGCTGGCTTGGTTTCTTTTGATAAACTGCGCAGCTTGGTTGATTTTTTTGATATCTGCACTCACAGGCACATCGGGATGTTGTGTGGGCAACACGATTAGTTTGGGCGTCTTGTTGAATGCTTCCACGATGTTGTCGGGAATGCTATACATGTTGCCAGTGGGGGTTTCACCAAATTGGTCAATCTTGCCATGCACTGTGACAAATACTTCCGCTGTGGCCATCTTGCCTTGAAATCCATCGGGTCGCACAACGTATTTGACCTTGTTGGGTGTGAATTCATAATTGCCTTGATTGTCGCGTTGGGGTCTACTTGTAAACATCAAATCGCCATTGAGATAACCCTGAAAGTTCGCAGGAGTGGCAGCTTCAAATATATCCCACAGCTTGCGATAACCACTGGCCATTTGTTCTCTGCCGGCGCGGAATTCTTCCTCGGCCTGGCCCGGGCGTGGTTTGCCTGTTTGCATGATTTCCTGTGACAGTTGTTGTTTGGTCAAGGGGGTCTTTTTGGTCCATTGGTTGAGCGGAGCAAACAAAAACTCTCCCTGTTCGTTTCTGCCCCAAAATACCGAAGCGGAACCGTCCCATTTGACATTCATTTGTGCAGGATTTTTCACAACGTCTGCCAGTCCGCGCAATGCCATCAACCCCCCTGCTGAACCTTGATCAATCAACAAGTCTTCCAGATGCTGATACTCGCGACCCACTGCCTCTTGAATTATACGTTGGCGGGGTTGTAGGACTTCTGATATGCGCACGGTGTGATCTCCTGGATTGATGTGATATTTATTATTTGTTTGAGCTTGCAGGGCCGCCGCAGTATAATATATTATGTCAGAAACAATCGCACGAATACTCATTGAAGATGAAGTCAACATCCACATCACCGGAGCAGATCTTCACACACGTCGCAAGTTGGTCAATGCGGTAAAATACTTTTTGCCACATGCTCGTTACAGCCCTGCCTACAAACTGGGCCGCTGGGATGGCACAACCAGTTTCTGTACACTGGGTGGCAAGACCTATCTCAACATGCTGGACAAACTATTGCCCATCCTTGTGGAAGCAGGCTACGAGGTTCAGATAGATGATCAGCGACACAACCATGAGTTTGATTTCTCAGAGATTGATGACAGTTACTTGAGCAGTATTATGTGGCCCACAGGACATCGAGCTGCTGGACAGCCCATTATGCTGCGAGACTATCAGGTAGAGCTCATCAATACCTGTTTGCGTAACATGCAAGGCATTATTATTGCTCCCACTAGTGCTGGGAAATGTCAGCCGATGTCTAGCCGTGTAAAAATTCCGGGTGGTTGGAAGACTATGGGTGAAATATCAGTTGGAGATGTTGTAACTATTCCATCTGGTGAGTCGGCTAATGTGATTGGGGTGTATCACCCTGGTGTAAAAGATGTATATAAAATCACGTTCGACGATGGTCGCATGGCTATGTCATGCGGGGATCATATTTGGAAAGTACACAATCATAATTGGGCAAATAAATGGAAGTTGATTAGCCTCAACGAGATTATCAAGTATCAAAAAACAAATGCAAGAAAGATATCTATCCCTCTTCCTGACATGACTATGGATGCATATAATGCTTCTTTGCCCATGCATCCCTATCTTTTGGGTGCTTTATTAGGAGATGGTTCCTTTCGAACAGGAATTGGAATGTCATCAATGGATCAAGACTTAGTTGATAAATTATCAACTATGATAAAAGATGAATATATTATCAAGAAAAAACCAAGGGATAACTGTGATTATCACATTGTTTTCAAAGATCGAGATACTCATAAGGCAGAAAGATCAAGGTGGATTTTGAAAAAGGGTGGTATAACTGTCAATGATGGAACATCTTATCATTACTACACACAATGCATTCGTCAGTTAGGGTTGGCAAATACTCACAGTTATAACAAGTTTGTTCCTACAGAATATTTGAATGCAGGGTATAATCAACGGTTGAATATCCTTCAAGGATTGCTTGACACTGATGGATACGTAGATAAAGATGGGCATATTGAGTTTGCATCAACAAGTGAGCAACTTTCTCTAGATGTGGCGACTCTTGTGAGAAGTGTTGGTGGAATTGCCAAACTGCGACATAGTCAGAATAGGAAATACAAATATAAAGGTGAAATGATTCCTTGCCGAGACTGTTATACGTTGTCTATATACCATCCAACTCCGGAAATATTATTTTCTTTGGCCAGAAAGGTATCAAGGATTACTAATCGAGTTGTAAAAAAATTTCCACTATTACATATAGTGAGTATTGAATTGGTATCAAATGAACCTGTCAAATGTATTATGATTGACCATCCAGATCATCTTTACATCACTGATGACTACGTAGTTACTCATAATACCATTGTCACAGCCAGTTTGAGTCGTTTGGCCCAAGATTTGGGACGAACTGTGGTGATTGTGCCCAACAAAAATCTGGTTGAGCAAACTGAAGAAGATTATCGCAATGTGGGTCTTGATGTGGGTGTGTTGTATGGGGATCGCAAGGAATACAATCGCAAACACACCATCTGCACCTGGCAAAGCCTCAACGTGTTGGATAAAAAAAGCAAAGATGCACTGGATGATGACCAGCTTGCAGAGTTTTTGAATGGGTTGGTGGCTGTTATTGTTGATGAGGTCCACGGAATAAAGGATTTAGGGGTGCTTCACAGACTTCTCAGCACAACCTTTGCCAACATACCCATCCGCTGGGGACTAACTGGCACTGTGCCCGAAGCCGAATACAATCAAATGAGCCTCTATAGTGTGATTGGTCCGCTTGTGGGAGAACTGGAAGCCAA